CGGCGGTGGCGGCGGTGGCGACGATCACTGGGATTGACAAATGTTTGAAATACAGATAAAATTAATTTAATATGAATCTATTCAAGAAGGTTGCTTGTTTTACAGACATTCACTTTGGACTTAAAAGCGGCAGTAGAACGCACAATACAGACTGCGAAGATTTTGTAAACTGGTTCTGTGATACTGCTCAAGCGGAGGGTGCAGAAACCTGCATTTTTCTCGGCGACTGGCATCATAATCGTAATACCACAGATGTCAGCACAATGAATTACACAGTTTCTAACTTAGAGAAACTGAACAATTCATTTGAACGTGTTTATATCATACTTGGTAATCACGACGAGTACTATAAAGACAAACGTGAAATTCACAGCCTTGAGTTTGCTCGTCTGTTTCCAAATATCGTATTAGTCAACGAAACTCTGCACGACAACGGTGTAACAATTTGTCCCTGGCTTGTAGGCGAAGAATGGAAAAACGTTCCTAAGTGGCAAAACCGTTATGTATTTGGTCACTTTGAACTGCCCTTGTTTATGATGAATGCCATGGTACAGATGCCTGATCACGGGCAATTACAAGGCGATCATTTTGTAAATCAAGAATATGTATTCAGTGGACACTTTCATAAACGTCAAAATAAACGTAACATCGTCTATATTGGTAATGCATTTCCGCACAACTATGCAGATGCAGGTGATGATGATCGCGGCATGATGTTACTCGAGTGGGGTGGTAAACCAGAGTATCGCACCTGGACAGATCAACCTACCTATAGAACCTATAAGCTCAGTCAAATAATTGATACACCGGATAAGTTACTCAAAGAAAAAATGCATTGCCGGGTAACCATTGATTTGCCTATCAGCTTTGAGGAAGCAAACTTTATTAAAGAGCAGTTTGTTCCTCAGTACAAGTTACGTGAACTTATGCTAATACCTGAAAAAGTAGAAGTAGATGCCAATAGTTCGCCCATTGACATTAACTTTGAAAGTGTTGATACTATTGTTATGAATCAAATTAACGCTCTTGACAGCACGACCTACAACAAAAATCTGCTGCTGGACATTTATAAAGAACTATGATAAAGATTAAAAATCTTACAGTTAAGAATTTTATGAGCGTGGGCAATCAAACCCAGGCCATCGACTTTGACCGTGGACAGCTGACCTTAGTGCTTGGTGAAAATCTAGATCTAGGAGGTGATGATTCTGGAGCTCGTAACGGAACGGGCAAAACAACAATCATCAATGGGCTGAGCTATGCTATCTACGGTCAAGCCTTAACCAACATTAAAAAGGATAACCTTGTTAATAAGATCAATAACAAGGGCATGTTGGTTACCTGTTCCTTTGAAAAAGATGGTGTTGACTATCACATTGAACGTGGTCGTAAGCCTAACGTACTAAAATTCACAGTCAACGGACAGGAACATGAAAGCCTTGATCAAGACGAAAGTCAAGGCGACAGCAGAGAAACACAGAAATACATTGAAGATATGTTTGGCATGAAACACGACATGTTCAAACATCTTGTAGCGTTGAATACCTATACAGAGCCTTTCCTATCAATGAAGGCTGCGGATCAACGTGCAATCATTGAACAATTACTGGGCATTACCATGCTCAGCGAAAAAGCAGAAGCTCTAAAAGAACAGGTAAAAATTACCAAAGATGCTATCACTACAGAAAATACCAAAATTGAAACTATCAAAGCATCCAATGATCGTATTCAACAGAGCATCGATTCGCTAGAACGTAAAGAAAAACTATGGGCTGATCAACATGAAGCTGCCATAGAAAGCATTGCCAAGGCCATTGATAAGCTGATGGATATTGACATTGAGCAGGAAATTGCCAATCATCGTGCTTTGGAAGCATACAATAATAAAAGAAAAAACATAAATGATCTTAACTCGCAGATCAAAAGAACAGAACTTGATCTTGCTAGAGAAGAAAAAGATTTAGTTAAACTTAAAACAGATATTGAAAGTTTAGAAAATCATACCTGTAATACCTGCGGTCATCCCTTTCACGATGATAGGCAAAAAACATTATTAGCGAACAAGCATAAAGAGCACACAGAAACTAAAAAACAAGTTGCTGCCAACGCTAACTTGTTAATTGAACTAAATCAAACTCTAACGGATCTAGACGAACTAGGTGACTGTCCGCAGGTAGAGTATGATACGCTAGAACAGGCGCTTAATCATAAGAATACTCTACAGGGATTAGAACGCGATCTCGAAGTCAAGGCTGCGGAAACTAATCCCTATACCGAACAGATACAAGAATTAAAGAATACTGCTGTACAGGAAATTGACTTTGAAGCAGTAAACGAGCTTGTAAAATTAAAAGACCATCAAGAATTCTTATACAAATTATTAACCAACAAAGACAGTTTTATTCGCAAAAGAATTATTGATCAAAATCTAGCATATCTCAATCAGAGACTGACTTATTATCTTGATAAAATTGGTCTCCCACACATCGTTGAATTCCAAAATGATCTCACTGTGGTAATTACCCAACTTGGCCAGGATCTAGACTTTGATAATTTAAGTCGTGGAGAACGAAACAGACTTATTTTAAGTCTGAGTTGGGCGTTCCGCGATGTGTGGGAGAACCTCTATCAAAGTATCAACTTGTTGTTCATTGACGAACTTGTTGACTCTGGTATGGATGCCAGCGGTGTTGAATCCAGTATCGCTGTGCTTAAGAAGATGACCAGAGAGCGTCAAAAGAATGTGTTCCTAATCAGTCACAGAGATGACCTAACCAGTCGTGTTAATCATGTGCTCAAGGTCATAAAAGAAAATGGATTCACAAATTACTCAACTGATGTGGAGATTATTGAGTGAGTACAGAAGCTCATGACGATCTAATCCGTGCTGTGCAAGAATATTGCAAGTGGCAAGAACGTTTTGAGTATGAAGGCAGTGATGCAGCAGGCATGAAGGCAAGATTTTGGCTATCAGAGGCACGTAGATTTGCCAGCATAAGGCGAGTTGAAATACAGGCAAAACGTAAAATTAGAAACAAAACCAGAATCAAAAAGGTAGGTAGACCTAAAAAAATAACTAGTTGATGTCCTGGTACTACCAGAATCAACTCGTTGACAGTTTACCTGAAGATTGTGTGGGATTTGTTTATAATATAACTAATCTCGTTTCTGGACGGCAGTACATAGGCAAAAAACTAGCAAAATTTTCTAAAACAACTTATAAAACAGTCAAGCTCAAAAACGGTAACAAGAAACGTAAACGTATTAGAGGCAAGATAGAATCTGATTGGCAGACATATTACGGCTCAAATGACGAATTACTCAAAGATGTTGCAGAGTTAGGCACAGACAATTTCCGCAGAGACATACTTTATTACTGCAAAAGTAAGGCAGAATGTAGCTACGTAGAGGCAAGAGAGCAATTCTCAAGGCGTGTATTAGAATCAGACCAATACTACAACGGGCACATACAAGTAAGAGTCCACGGATCCCATATTAAAGGCAAACAATTAAACGGTTAGGGCTTGCGCAGGCTAATTTCGTGCGCCTATGGTAACCAGCTTAAATGCGTGGGGACAGAAATCTCGTGCCGTCAGAGTACTCAACCACTACCCGCAAGGATGATGATCACTTAAGACCTGTGATTTGGTTGTTAAAGAATATTGTATAGGCAAAATGAGCAGGGAAAACCTGCACTTATACTACCCAGATAGCGTTGAGTAGTATAACGCCGTTGTTTAAGACATGGCTCGAGGTACCGGACAACCGCCTCTGTAACGCCATAACGCTGTATGACATTGTGCAACTCGGATAATGTTTCTTGGCCCGGCAACGGGCTAAGTATGACTGAACAATCTGGATAATATTAAAACTGCTTCGCAGTTAAAAAAAGGAAAAAATGCGTTGAGCGCAAGCGAAAACGCAAACGAGCGTTAGCTCGTTTCTATAATAAATAGACAATCACATCATAAAACTATGAAAGTCAAACATCTAATTGAGCAACAACTAAAACATGGTCGTGGAATTCTCACAGAATCATGTGAAGGACTAACAGATCAACAACGTCTAATCGTTGAAGGTATCTACAACGACCTAGAGATTCTAGTAGAAGCTAGTCTCGCACCTGATCAAATACAGGCAGTATTTGGCGCTGTTGAAAAGGAAATGACTGCAGGTGGAGATAATCGTACACTAGCTGGTTTAGGTGTAGATGCTGCTAAAAAGGTTGATCAAACTATCGATAACATTGGCAAATGGCTACAGGACACCAAACCTGTACAGGCATTTGATCAAAAATTTGAAGACTTAAAATCAAAAATAGCACAAAAGTTTCCTAAAGTAGCTGCTCAAGCTGAACAATTAGGTCAATGGGCTAGAGATAATCCTGGCAAGACCGCTGCTATTATAGGTGTCCTAACTACTATTGCAGCACTGGGCACTGGACCAGTGGGTGCTGCTATAGCAGGTCAAATTCTTAGAGGTTCTGCTGAACTACTCAAAGGCGAAAAACTTTCAACGGCTATAGGCAAAGGCGTTAAGACCGCGGCCTATGGTTTTATTGCAGGCAAGACATTAGAATTGATAGGTGATGCACTCAGCAATGGTCTAACTATAGTCAAAGACAACATGTTCCCTGGTGCAGTTAAACTGAGCTGGTCAAAATTTTATGATGAAGTTGGTGGTGAATTAGGCACTAGATCAGCAAGTTTTTCATTTAAAGATCTTGTAGGTAAACCGGAAGATGTTGGTCCAATTAGAGACCTGGCCAACGAAGCAGCAGATGCTTGGAAGGCAGGAGATTATCAACTTAGTAAAACACTTTGGACACAGGCCAAAGATGCTATTGAAGTTTTAAAATCTCCTGATTACGTTGCAGCCATTGCCAAAACAGCTGAAACCCGTCAGATGATTCAGCAGGGTATTGAAGCGGCCAGCATGGCCACAGACTTTCTAGCTGCGGCTGCACAAGGTGCAGCACAGGCCAGCGGAATGAAATCTAAGAAAGAAAGTGTGTATCGTCAAAGCCGTCCATTAAGTGAAGGACAGGTATACATGGTGTTTAGCCGTGTGCTCAACGAAGGCCCATTGGACTGGCTTAAGAAAAAAGCACACAATCTAACCACTACAATAACAGCAGATAAACTAAATTCAGCATGGCAAAAAGCAGGTTCTCCAACAGATTCTGAAGAGCTTCGCCAATTTTTAGCCAGTCAAGACATTGCAGATGATATTATAAATAAGGTATATGCAGATATGAAGATTGCTTCTCAGCCCGCAGCTGGTGGAGATCAACCTCCTTCTACAGGCGCAGCAGCAATGAGCTATAAAGAAATTAAAGATTTGATACCTAAACTTAAGAGCAAAGATAAACAACGCCTAGTAGCGTACCTACAAAAACAATTAGGAACCGTATAACATGAAAATATTAGAAGTATTAGTAGAAAGCAAACAGCTACAAGAAGGACCATTGGCTAATAAAATTGGTACTGCGATTGGTAAAGGCGTTGGAGTACTGGGCAAGGGCATAGGTGCTGCCGCAGGAGGCGTAGTTGGTCTAGGTAAGGCAATTAAGAAAGGTTATCAAGCTGGTAGAGATGTAGTAGGTATGGCAGGCGATGCCATGAAATCAACATCAGGAAGTGGTAAAGCACCTTCACAAGGTGCCTCTGCACAAGCAGGACAACCTGCTGCTGCACAAAGTGTGCCCGCGGCACAGGCAGCAGCACCTGCACAAGCAACAACAGCAACACAGACTAATCCTACAGCAGCAGCACCCTCTCAAAGTACTGCTACTCCACCCTCAACAAGTCAAATTAACAAGGCAGGCCCACAAGGCGCACCAATGGCAAGAGCTGTACAGGGCGCCGGTGCTAAACAAGCATTAGCTCGTACCACAGCAGCTACGGCACAGCAGGCACCAGATGCCGCAGCTGATACACTATATTCTCAAGTTAAGGCCAACGTTGAAAAGTTAGATAAAAAAGGCAAACAACGTTTATTAGTTTTATTGCAAAAATCAATAGCTCAACATGCCGCAAGAACTAAACCTGCTGTAGCAGCACCGGCAGCACAACCTGCGGCTGCACCTGCAACACCAACACCTGCCGCTGGTGCAACGGCTAAACCAGCACCGGCAGGAAAGAAACCAGTTAAGATTGCGTCTAAGAAGAAAGCTCCAACTGCTGCGGCAGCACCAGCTGCACAACCACAGACTGCAAGCATTGTTCACAACGGCAAAGTAATTGCAGAAGGATTAAGCTTGTTTAGAAAAAGTTAAGTCCTGTTTTCTTTGTGGTTTCTAGATTATCTTTTATAATCTCACCAATAATTGTACGTTCTTCGTAACTGAGATGCATGACTTCAGTATAGCTCATACCTCTCATGTACCAAGACATTTTTAGAGCTTCTTTTTTAATATCCCTTGCTTCTTTGTCAAGACGCTGAACTTCCTGTAAGATCTCCGGCAAGGGTAGTGTTAAGATCTTACGGCGAAAAAATTTGACTGATCCATTGACACCGGCATAATAAATTCTTTTTCACATTCATTACATTTTACATCCTGTGGCGGAACATCAATCTTTTTCTTAAGATCCTGAATGTGATTGCTGATTTTTTCAAATACTTCTTTTGGAGCATTTTGTAAAAATTCTGAAATGTCTTTAGGATCTTCTGTTGATCCTTCTGGTGTATCTATTTTACTGATGCATCGGGCAACTACATCCACGGTCATAGAAGTTAGTTTGGCAAAACTCTCGCCAAACTGTTTTATTTTTTCTGTATCTGATAACTGTGAATCATTGATAATTTGAAATATCTTTTGATGTTCAATAGTTTTTAAACTAGTGTCGGTCATTTCTCTATAGGTATAGGGTCTTATATGTACAGTCAGCGGTTCAATTTCTAAAGTAGAATTATATTGAAATTGACCCATGCCATCTAACCATTGCACTAAATTCATTACATAATCATTTTCAGCTTGGCAATGAGGGCAGTTAGTTGTTAATTCCATGTTTTCACCGTAGGTTGCAATACGGATAGCAATTAGACAAGCATCAACATCAACACTGGGCATGAACCAAGGATCCTGAATAGCAGGTATACAGCTTTTAATAACTTCTACAGTACTCTGACCATTTAGTAAAGCATCTGGAGTTTTAAGCATCAATTCATCTTTTGCGGTCATTGCATAGACAGCATAATCATTTGACGCACTTTTATCTAGACTATCTGGTGTGTAAAAATCACCTTTAGAAGGTAATTTGATATAGATTTTTGGCTGTCTGTAGTAACTAGACAGAACATTTTTTTTAGTTTTTTGATCTTGGTCCATGGATTTTATCTCCAATAAATATAATAATGGCATTCTATTTATATGCGCATTTTTCTTAGGATTTTAATTAATGGCCGAAAGAGTTGAAATTGATATACCGGGCATAGGTGTTATTGAAGCTAAAAATGCCGCATCTGAAGCAACTTTACAAGAAATACTTAAAGTTCTGCAGGGCATAGAAACCAATACAGATCAAGCTAATAAGAATACTAAAAAAGGTAGCAGCGGTTCTGCAGGTAGCTCAGCGGCTGCTGGAGCAGGTGCATCATTAACTGCTGCTGGTGCCGCGGCCAATGCATTTGCAACTCTACTTAAAATGGCTTCTGCTGCCACCGGCGGATTAATTAAAGGCCTAAACGTTGCCACTAAAACTACAGGAACAGCATTAGGTTTAGCTGCGGCAGGAGCAGGTTTTGCGGCCGGACAATTAATGGCAGCTGGTAATGCAGCTCTCAGAGTAGTTGATACATTTGTTGGCTTAGGACATTCTGCTATAAATCTTGCTCAATCTTTGGCAAACATGGGAGACAGCGTTTCAGGCGCCGCTAGTGTTACTGCTAACGCTTTGTCAAGGCTACCGGGTGTATTTGGAGCGATAGGCAGTCTAATAGGAGCAGCATTTACTGCCGCAGCCGGCGCAGCTGAAAAAATGGTTGGGGCTTATCAATCTGCTGCATCGGTAGGTGCTACATTTGGTGGTAGTCTAAACAATTTAGTGGCAGCAGCTTCGGGTGCTGGCATGGAGATGGGTAAATTTGCAGCCCTAATAGCACAAAATGCCAATGCTATGGTTTATCTTGGCGGCACTACTGAATCGGGTGCAAGAAGATTTGCAGATTTGTCTAAGACAATGAGATCCAGCGGTGTTAACACTGAATTGTTAAGAATGGGATTCAGCACAGAACAAATTAACAACGGCATGGCTGAATACATTGGAATTATTGGTAAGACTGGTGCTCTACAAAATATGACCACGCAGCAGATTGCTAAAAGTTCTGGCGCATATCTAAAAGACTTAGATTTGTTACGAAGATTGACTGGTGAAAGCGCAGCACAGCAAAAAGCAGCTAATGATAAGTTAATGGCTGATGCACAATTTAGAGCAGCAATGCTAGGTAAGGATGCTGAAACTCAAAAGGCCATGATGGCCTACATCAACAGCCTACCAGAAGAATTACGTGATGGTGCTAAAGAAATGCTTGCTACCGGACAAGTTACCAGTGATGCTGGCGTAAAATTTGCAGCAGCACTACCAGGTGCAGCCAATGAAGCAATGGCCTTTGGTCGCAATTTAAAAGCAGGCGGAAAATTGTCAATGGACGAGTCGTTGAGAGCACGACAAAATCTTATTTCAGAAGCTAAAGTTAGACAAAATACTCTCAAAGATCAAGCATTATATAATACAGAATTACAAAGCACTATGTTAGGTGTTATGAATGCTGCTGCGGCATCAAGTAAAGGCTACGGTGAAATGACAAGAGAGCAAGCTGAAGCTGCTAAGAAAGCTAACCAAGCTGAACAGATTGAAAAGTTCAAAGCAAGAATAGCTGAAGTAAGCAATTCATTTACAGCTATGTTAGCTAGTTCTGGCATATTAGATGCTCTAATGAAAACTTTTGAAGTTGTAGTTGGGGTAATAAGTTCACTGGTTGTCCCGGCCTTTACTGCAATTTTTGGCGCCGTAAATGCTATATTACCGCCAATAATGAATATGGTAGTTCCTGCCATAACTGGATTCGCAGCAGCAATAACCACAATGTTGCAGCCTGTTATAGGCACAATAGTTGGAATGTTCCAAGAATTAGATGAAAAATTAGGCGGCACAGCATCAATATTACAGAACTTTTATGATAGAATATTCCCAGTGTTCTCGGCAGTTGTAAGAGGAGGTATCATAGTATTTGAAGGAGTCTTTGATGCAGTCATGTCGCTCATTGATCCTATTAAAAATCTATTCTCATCCTTTAGCAATTACTCCAATGCCCTTGCCCAGCTTACTGGAGGTACTGATGGTCTAGTTGATACCATACTTACAGCAGGTGTAATGATAAGTGGATACTTCAGTGCTCTTGGTGAAATACTTGGTATGGTTATCAACGGTGCTGCTGGGTTAGTTAGATGGTTTAGTGAAGTAGCAATGAAAGCAGAGTTTGTAAGAAACATGCTTGGATTTGTTGGACAAGGATTTGAATTCTTAAAAACATATTTGTCAGCAGCGGGTATAAAGGCCATGTTTGCAGGCTTAGATAAAATTGTTGGAGATATTGGTGATTTTGTTGGTGGTTTCATAGACGGCTTTAAAGGTATGCTTGCTGAGTTATTAATAATGGCTGGCAAAATTTTGCCTGGATTATCTGACAAAGGCAAGGAAATGAAAAAAGAAGTAGAGGAAAGCACCAAAGAACGAGAAAAAGCAGCTAAAGAACGTGCAGTTAATTTTGAAAAAGCTAAAACAGCAGCTAAAGAAGATTCTAAACAAAGATTTGCTCGTGTTGAAGAAGAAAAGAAAGCAGTCAAACAAGATCAACAGACTTTTGCTGAAAGACAAAGACATTTATCGTCGATGGGCGGCCTTAATAAAGAAGAAGAAGATAAGAAAAAAGCAGAGCTTGGCGGGGGTGTAGATATGAGTAGCCCATTAGCTATGCTAGAATCTTTTAGTCGCCAACAAGGAGGTTTCTTTGCAGAAAGAATTGATCAAGGACGTAAAGAACAAGAAATAGCAAGAGAGAAAAAGGCCATTGAAGCAGAAGCTTCAAAAGTTTATGAACAGGCCGCTAAGGCTAAAACTGATGAAGAGAAAAAAGCGGCTAGCGCGGCAATCGATGCGTTAAAAGAAAGAATGAAGAAGTTTGAGGAAATGGTATCTGGAGTTAAACCAACTGCTGCACCGGGTACAGCTCCAGCTCCAGGAACAGGTGCTCCTACAAAACTTCCAGCCGGCAGTCAGATACAAGGGCTTGGCGCTGTTGCTGCACACTTTGAAGCAGGTGGTAAAGCAGGTACAGTTTCAACAGGACACGGAGACTTTGGCGGTAAGAGTTACGGTGCATTCCAATTGTCAAGTAAGACAGGAGACGTACAAAAATTCTTAGAAAAATCTGGTTATGCAAAACAGTTTGAAGGTCTAGCAGTTGGTTCAAAAGCATTTGATGCTAAGTGGAAAGAACTTGGTGAAACTAAAGAATTTGCCCAAGCTCAAGCGACACATGCTAAGTCTACGCACTACGATCCGCAAATGGCTAAACTGTCTAAGAGTGGTTTAGACATGAGTGGTAGAGGTGCTGGTGTACAAGAAGCTATCATGAGTACCGCTAACCAGTACGGCGCAAACACCGACGTAATTATTAAAGCACTAAAAGACAAAGACACTAGCAAGATGTCTGATAAAGACATTATCAATGCCATTCAAGATTACAAAGCTCAAACAGTTCAAACGAGATTTAAGAGCAGTTCAGAAGCAGTTCGAGCTGGTGTGGCAAAACGTATTGAACAAGAACGTTCTATGTTACTTGGTGTTGACGGCGGAGCTGTACAAGCTGATGCTCGTAAAGGAGAACAACAAAAAGCTAAACCACCGGAAAGTAAACCAGGTAAAGAATCGTCAACAAGAATTGATCCAAAATTAGCTAATGATTGGGCTTACTCTGTGTTTATGGGCAAAAACTCTATGAGTCAAGTTCCAAAGCCTTATCTTGATGAAGTAGGAAAAATATTAGCCAAGCCTCCTGCCAATTGGGTAAGCGCACCAAAAACTCCAGAAGCAAAGATTGAAACAGCACAAACAGAACAAGGCAAACCGCCACAACAAAAACCTGTTGAAGAAGTTAAATCTAAACTTGGCGGTAAGGCTGTGCAAAATTGGGCCTATGCTGTATTTGAAGGAAAAATCACACTTGGTCAAGTGCCGCAAATGTATAGAGATCAAGTAGCAGAGGTATTAAAAAATCCTCCAGCAGATTGGGTTAAGAGTCCAGGAGAAGCAAAACCTGCTAAACCTGTAGGTGCAGAATCTGAATCGGCTCAAGCAACAGCAACAACACCTACTAATGAAGAATTTAAAATTAATGGCAAACAGGTAAGCAAAGAAGAATTTGATGCATATATGAAAGCTAATCCACAGGCTGCTCAAATGATGGACATGGCCAAACAAATGTCAGGTGGTAGTCCAAGTGTTGACCTCATGAAGAATATGGGAGGCATATTGCCTGTTGGTTCCAACATATCAGCAGAAAGTATTTTAGGTAAAGAAACTTTTGCTTCAACTTTTGATCCTTTACGTGACTCTAGTCTCGATGCTATAGCACCAATGGCAGAATCCAAACTTGGATCTACAGATGCACTGACCGGTGCTGAAGGGTTTAAACAAACTATGTCTGAAGACGCTGCTGCTAAAATGGCACAGGAACAACAAGCAAGAAAAGCCATGTTTGATATGATGGGTAGAACTGATGTTGAAGGTGCTGTGATGCGACGAGCCGGCCAAGCTGGCAGCGCCGGCGGCGGAGAAAAAGCCAAGGACCCTGTAGAGCTGTTAAATAGTAAACTAGAACAATTAATAATGATAAATCAAAATATTGCCAATTTGAACAGTGACCAACTTAGAGTTCAAAAGAACTTTAATACGGGTGATGTTTATAATTCAGCAGGATAATAGGAAAAATAATGAGCTGGAAAAAATATTTTACACCTGTAAATGTTAACAATCAAGCAGGATCTATCAGCCCTATCAGTGGCGGTAGCCGTCCTGGTCCAGCACGTACTAACTATTCAAGTTTCTTACCAGATGTATATGCTGGTGCACCAAATCGTATTGAACGTTATATGCAGTATGATACTATGGATATGGATTCAGAAGTCAATGCTGCACTAGATATTTTGGCAGAATTTTGTACACAAAAAGACAAAGAAAATTCAACACCATTTCATTTTTACTTTAGAGGAAAGCCCACAGCTACTGAAGTAAAATTGTTGAAAGAAAGTCTACAGAAATGGTCTAAGACACAGCAATTTGAAACTAGAATATTCCGCATCATACGTAATGCTTTCAAATACGGAGATTGTTTCTTTGTTAGAGATCCAGAAACTAAAAAATGGTTGTTTGTTGATGCAGCCAAAGTAACAAAAATTATTGTCAATGAAAGCGAAGGAAAAATTCCTGAGCAATACGTTGTTAAAGACATTAATTTTAATTTTAAAGACTTGATAGCTACAACACCGCATCCAACAACTAATACAGCACCTAGCGGCACAAGTTCTTATACATCAGGCGGGGGCTTTGGTCGCGGATTTGTAGGTGCAGCCGCACAACCTCCAGGTACACGTTTTCATAATCAAACAAACGAAGTTACAATAGATGCCAAACACATGGTGCATATCAGTCTAAGCGAAGGGCTAGATCAAAATTATCCTTTTGGTAACTCATTGCTGGAAAGTGTTTTCAAAGTCTATAAGCAAAAAGAATTACTTGAAGATGCTATTATTATCTATCGTATTCAACGTGCGCCAGAACGCCGTATATTTTATGTAGACGTTGGTAACATGCCAGCGCACATGGCTATGAGCTTTGTTGAACGTGTAAAAAACGAAATTCATCAGCGCCGTATTCCTAGCTCAACTGGTGGCGGCCAAAACATGATAGATGCCAGTTACAATCCACTGTCGGTGTCAGAAGATTATTTCTTCCCACAGACAGCAGAAGGTCGTGGATCTAAAGTTGAAACACTAGCCGGCGGTACTAATCTAGGTGAAATCACTGACCTACGTTACTTTACTAACAAACTTTTCCGTGCCTTACGTATACCAAGTGCTTATCTACCAACAGCAGTAGACGAAGCACCAAATACCCTAGCAGACGGAAAAGTTGGTACCGCCTACATTCAGGAATTGCGATTCAATGAATACTGTAAACGACTACAGGCTAACATTGTTGAAACATTTGATGTAGAATTTAAACTTTGGTTGGAAAACAATGGTGTAAGTATTGACAGTAGTTTGTTTGAGCTTAAGTTTAACGAACCACAAAACTTTGCTGCCTATCGTCAAGCAGAGCTTGACACAACAAGGGCAGCTATATTTGCACAGATAGTTGAAATTCCTTATCTAAGCAAACGCTTTAGTTTGAAGAGGTTCTTAGGATTAAGTGAAGAAGAACTTCGTGAAAACGAAAAATTATGGAAAGAAGAGAACGGAGCCAAACTTGTTGCCGCAGCAGATCCTTCTACAGAAATGCGCAGCATTGGTATCACTCCTGGAGCATTGGGTGCTGAAAGCGCGGGACAAACAGAAGAAGCTCCGGCTGAATTAGCTGCTGCCGCAGACGCTCAAACAGCAGAACCAACAGCAGACGAAACGGCCGCAGCGCCTCTAGCTTAATTGGTAAATAATATATGCTTCTGCGCGAATTCATTTATTTCAATGACCAACACAACGATTTTGCAGTAGATCGTAGATATTTCAACGACCGCGATCAAAGTGTTGTGGAAAAAGAGGACACTCGTAAAATTAGGCTGACTCTACGAGATATCAATATGCTACGCCAGCAGAGCGAAGCCCATGAATTTGAAGAACAGTCCGAATTAGAATTTATTAGACAAATGTATGGAACACCACCAGAAGCAGCAGCACCACAGGAATGATATTGCATTTGTTCTTGGTAACGGTAAAAGTCGATTAAACGCAAATCTTAAGGCACTCAAAGAACATGGTATTATCTACGGTTGCAACGCAATCTATAGAGAATTTGATCCTGATTATCTTGTGGCCGTTGATGTAAAAATGATTAACGAAATCATAGATGCCGGTTATCATAAGCGGGCAGAAGTTTGGACTAATCCAAATAAAGGCGTTAAAACAAAAGCCAAAGTAAATTTTTTTAGTCCGCACAAAGGTTGGAGTAGTGGTCCAACTGCCCTGCATTTTGCATCTACAAAAGGACACAAGGTCATATACATTTTGGGCTTTGATTATTCCGGAGTAAACGGTAAGTTTAACAATGTCTACGCAGATACATTCAACTATAAGAAAAGCGACGATTCACCTACTTATCACGGAAATTGGCTAAGCCAAACTGAAAAAACTATCAAAGAGTTTAAAAACATCAAATTTTTTAGAGTAATTGAGGAAGGTGCTTTCATGCCTGATCAATTAGGCTATCAACATGCTAATCTAAAGCATATCAATTATAAAGAATTTAATAGTAAGTTTCAAGCAACTACTATTTAAAATTCATAAAACGATCAAAAAACTATCATTTTAAGCCGTTTTATAAACTGTGTGTTAAATAAAAGCACGACAGCCAAACCATCTTTAAAGGAGAATTAAACATGGCAGATAAGAATAAATTAGAGCAGATGCTAGAGCATCTGATCAACGAAGATACGGCCAAAGCCGAAGAACTTTTCCACGAGTACGTAGTAGAAAAGTCACGTGAAATCTATGAAGGTCTAATCGACGCTGAGCTAGAAGAAGCTACAGACGAAGATGAAGAGGAAGTAGACGAAGCAGCTCATAATGATGAAGAAGACGAAGTAAAAGAAGCTGCTGATGAAGAAGATGATGAAGAAGTAAAAGAAGCTTCTGAAGACGACGAAGATATGGAAGAAGGTTTTGAAGACATTGCTATTGAAGGTGATGACGATGAAATGCCAAACATGGGCGGTGACCCAACAGACGATCTAGAAGGCGAAATGGGCCCAGAAGAAGGCGAAGAGGGCGATCTAGCTGATAAAGAACCAGCTGAACTATTCCAAGACCTAGACGCTATTGTAGACGAACTACAAGCCAAATTTGATGCTATGGGCGGCGAAATGAGCGGCGAAGAAGAGATGAAAGATGCTCTTGAGCCAGAACTAGCCACAGTACGCGAGTACGTTGAAAAAGTAAGCGACGGCCATGGCGCAGAAAAGAAGGGTAAGGCAGAAGCCAGCGGTGCTAACACAAAAAGTGTTGTTGACAACATGAAGAACGATATGGGCGGCACAACAGCTAACCTACTTCGTGCAGATGTTGAGCCAGAGAGTGCAAGTACCAAAGGTGGCTTACTAAATCCTTCAGCTAAAGATATGAACACTGGCAACATTAATGTTCCTGGCGGCAAAGCTGGCAAGGCTTTCAGCAAGAAAGAGCCTGGACATGGTGCAGAAAAAGCCGGTGCTAAAGAGGACGCTGATAACAAGCAAAGTCTTTTCCGTGGCCGTAGATAATAGGACGTTAAGGTGAAAAATTACCTAAGCGAACATTTGAGTTTTGACCAGGCTAAGATTGTCGTTGAGAGCGAGGGTGATGGTGCAGGTAAAAGTCTGCACCTGAACGGAATCTGCATTCAAGGGGATATCCGTAATCAAAACCAGCGTGTTTATTCATCCGAAGAGATTGGCAGGGCTGTCAAGACACTCAACGAACAGATCTCTGGCGGATACTCAGTCTTAGGGGAAGCAGATCACCCACCGGATTTAAAAATCAATCTTGATCGTGTTAGTCATAGCATTGCCAAGATGTGGATGGACGGTCCTAACGGCTACGGAAAACTTAAAATTCTACCGACACCAATGGGCAAACTTGTTGAAAGTTTGCTCACGTCGGGAATTAAGTTAGGTGTAAGCAGCAGAGGTAGCGGCGAAGTTGATGAAAGCGGAAATGTCAAAGGATTTGAAATTATCACAGTTGACATTGTGGCACAACCCAGCGCACCCGGTGCTTACCCCACACCAGTTTACGAACACTTAATGAATAATAAAGGTGGATACAAGGCATTAAAAATAGCACAAGAAGTACAAGGCGATCCTAAGGCACAAAAATACCTAGCTGAGTCTCTGATGAAAATCATCAGGGGACTCAAATAACAGTAGGAGAATCACATGCTAGATATCGTAAAACAGTTGTTTGAGAACAATGTGATTTCCGAAGAGATTAAGTCGGAAATTGAAGCTGCTTGGCAAAGCAGAATTCAAGAAAACCGCGAAGAAGTTACAGCGCAACTACGTGAAGAATTTGCTCAAAAATATGAGCACGACAAAGGTGCATTGGTAGAAGCTGTGGAAAGTATGCTAGCTGATCGCTTACAAGCAGAGCTAGGTGAACTCGCAGAAGATCGTCAAGGCCTTATTGATGCAAGAGCACGTTATGTAGAAAAAATGAACAGTGATGCCAAAGTAATGGAATCATTTGTTCTAAACAATCTACGTAAAGAACTTGCAGAACTTCATGCAGATCGCAAGCGTGTAGCAGGTAATGTCGCACAATTAGAATCTTTCATTGTGGATACACTAGCAAAAGAAATTGCAGAATTCCATGCAGATAAGAAAGATCTTGCTGAAACAAAAGTACGTCTAGTTCGCGAGAGCAAGACTAAATTTGAACAGATCAAGAAAGAATTTATCTCACGTTCTGCTAAGATCATCGAAGAAACAGTTTCTAAGGGATTGAAAGCAGAGATGGTTCAGCTACGTGAAGACATTGAAGCAGCACGTAAAAATGACTTTGGTCGCAGAATTTTTGAAAGTTTTGCCAGCGAATACGCTGCAAGTCATCTCAACGAAAAATCAGAGACAGCCAAGTTGCTACAAGTTGT